TTCCGCTTCGCTGCGCACCTCCTGCCGGTTGAGGCGGGCAAAGGTCAGCTCGTCGGGCGTGTCGACGCTCTCGATCAGCTCCATGCGCTTCTCGAACACCAGCTCGCCGGCCAGCTTGCGATTCTCGCGCGACAGCTGGATCAGTTCATCCTGCTGCAGCATCTGGGCACGCGCGACGCGGTAGCCGTCGGCCACGAGCATCAGCAGCAGGTTATTAGCGAAGTCGTTGCGCGCGCTGTTCTCGGCGGTGACGGTGGTCAGGTAGATCTGATCGAATGCGGTTTTGCGGCGAACGAACCGAATCTCGCCGGCGTCCTCCTGATACTCGAACGTCATATCGTCCAGCTGCATCAGGCTGCGCCAGATCGACTCAGGGTCTGTGTTGCGCTGGGTGGTCGAGTGGCCGATGCCGACCAGGTAATGCCGCGCAGTGCGATCGCGGCGCAGCATCTGGATAGCATCAGACGGGCCGACGGTATTGCCGGAAAATAGGCCAATGTGGTGCTGGAAATGCGCAGCGGTCATCGATACGCCAGAGCTGATCGCGGGGGAGTAGATCAGCACGTCGTACTTGACCGCCTCGGCGTTCGGGTTGCATAGAAAATCCGAAACGTCTTTATTGGCCTTGCTGTCGGCATGTACCAGGAGCATGCGAACCGGCTTGACCTCGCCGGCCTCGACGCGGGCTTCGATAGTGGCGGCCAGTTTTTTGGCTGACTCGGCGCTGTCGTTGGCAATCAGCACGCGCTTGCCTGCGCAGATCAGATCGAGGGCCACCTGCCAGGCCGACTCGTCGTCGGTATGGTCGACACGGATATGCTCGGTGGTGCCGGTGACTTCCAGAATGGTGATTTTCTTGCCCGGGCATGCCAGCTCGCAAAACTCGATCACGGTGTCGTTTGCATCGGCATCGCAGAGCAACACACGGCGCGCCGAGGCGACGGCGTCGATCAGCGCATCCATGACGCGCACGCGGCCTTCGACGGGGCCGGTGGCGGTGTGGCTGATAACCTGGCTGGCCTCGTCGATGCAAAGCGTGTCCACGGTGGTGAACCAGCTGCGCTCGGCGTCGTTGTAGAACTTGGGGTGGGTCAGGCTGTTGACGCAGCATGCCAGGTGGGAGACCTGGTGCATCCAGTCGCCCTCGACCTGCTGGTAATGCTGGATGTTAAGACGCGCAGCGGCGTCATCGAGCAGCGAGATTCGGTGGGCGACGTAGGCTGCTTTCGAGGCGGCCTGCATGATCGGCGCGATCAGCTTCTCGGTTTTGCCGGCGCCCATGGGTGCGCGCACAACGATGATACCCTCGAGCGAGTCGACCAGGTCAGCCAGGTGCGCGGGCAGTTCGGTGCCGCCGTGCGCAGCGCGCACGCCTTCGATGCGCAGGTGCTGGACGTTGGGTTTCGCCAGCGTGGCCTCTGAGAAGCCGCGCAGCTCCTGCGCCTTTTTCAGCTTCTGCTTGGCCAGCCATAGGGCAAAGCTGCGGATATTGAACAGGTTGACCGGCGCATCTGCAGGAATGCGATCGAGCACCAGGTCTCGCACTTCTTTGCTCGCATATTTGATCGGGACCAGCAGCATGCCGGCCTGAATCGCGGACTTGGCGGCCTTCTCGGCACCGATGCCTGAATAAGCCAGCCGCTGCAGGGCGAACTCGAACCCCTTGGTCTCTACTGCCAGCTTGTTGGAGCGGCTGCGCAGCGCCTTGGCGGTTGCCATGAGGCCGAACAGACAGTGGTAGTCGTTCCAGTCGGTGGGGCCTTTGCGGGCTGCTTTGAATGCCTCGAGCTCCTCGCCGCAGAAACCGACGACAGGCGCCCGGTTCTGTGCTCTTAGCTCGGCCATGTGTTGGGCGCTGCAGCCGAACAGCTCATTGCTGGCCGCGAAGTTCGGGACGATCGCGGGGCTGTTGATATCGCGAGCCAGTTCCAGCGCAGTGAGTAGGCCGGCGTTGCCGATGTTCGGTTTCCACTGGTCATTATCGGCCGCGTTGCGGATCTGCCACGCGGGGTACTTGCGGTTATAGATGCGCAGGACTTTCGACAGGTTGTCGACGTTGAACGCGACGATCACCGCCACGTCGTTGCCGGCATCAGCCTCGGCCAGGTAGACGCTGGCACCGGTGGCGAAGCCTTCGGCCGCATAGCGAACCTTGGCCGATTCGATATCGCCGAGGATGCAGTGGGCGCCGTCCATCTTGACGCCGGTACCCTGCAGTTTCTTGTCGGCATACAGGCGCTGCAGGCCGAGGAACACGCCGTCGATATTGCGCAGGGGGATGGCGACAAACTCGCCGTGACTGTCACGCATACGCTTCATTTTGAAGCGTGACACGATCGATTCGATTTGCTTGGCCTGCAGGTAGGGGGCGCTGCCGTCCTCGTCGCCGATCAGCTCGACGAAACCCTCGCGGACCTTGCCGCCTTTGGTTTCGTACTGGAAGGTCTCGCGACCACCGCAGTGCCAGGCTTTCTCGTATGCCAGGCGCTCGCCCTGGATCCGCTGCTCGGCTTGGGCACGGCGCTTTTCGGCTTCCAGCTGCGCCGCTTCGCGCTTGGCCTTCTGCTCGTCCTGCCGCTTGAGCCATTGCTGGTGTCGGTCGCTGGCTTCGGTGCCGCCTTCGCGCTCGTACAGCTTCGACAGCGCAGCGAGACCCGACCAGGTAGCGACACCGTAGGCCGGGTTGTTGTTGTTGAAGGTGAAGAATGGGTAATCGATATCGCCGACGCGCTTGGTGTCGCCCCACGCCATGACCTTGCCGCGATGGCACTTGTCGGTGACGCCATCTTTTCCCTTCGGTCGGGCCTTGTCGCCCTTGAGGCCGATATCGTTCCTGATGGAATCCCAGCGGATGCCGACAGACGCGGCAGCGTCGCTGATATCAGCGTCGAAATAGTCGATCAGGGTCCATAGGTCGGAATTGAAACGCTCGGCGAAAAACTTGGCCAGCGCGCTCGTTTCATCCTTTCTGTTCTGCATTTCGTTCCCTTGCACAAAAGCGCAAAAGCACAAAAGAACAATCGATTGACGCAGCTGGCTAGGGGGTTAGACTGGCTTCGCGTGTGGTGAAAAACCTCGAATTACCCTGCCCGCAAAACAGGAAAATTCACTTTTTTAGGTTCTTCACTCAGTCCAGTCTGTTCTAGTCAACAGCGTAAAAGGATCTAGGCCGGGGTTTCGCGACCCTGGCCTTTTTCTTTTCTGCCTTGCAAAAAAGCTCATTAGTATTACTGCGGGTCCTCCGCAGTGTACGTCATCTTTTCTGTATTCCGAAAGCCTCTGTTTTCACTTTAGCGAATCAGCCCTTTCAGGGTGCGCATACTCATACCCACAACGACGCCAATTACCCGAAAATTGTCATCGATCGAGACCGGCGGGAACTGTGGATTCAATGGTCGAAGATAGCGCTGCGCGCCGTCCCTGATCAACTTTTTGAACGTCAGCTCCTGCCGGTTGTGGGTGTACCCCACCACAAAATCATTCGTGTCAGCCTCTAGACGCGGATTAACGAAGATCGTCGAACCGACAGGAAAGGCCGGACCGCTGGGGGCGTGCATGGTGTCGTCGCGAACAATTAAGCCGAATATTGACCCGGGGGGATTCTCCGGCGGTATTTCCCATGGCGTGCCGGTTGGGAGCCGCGCAGGATCGGGCTTTTCAGCCCATTCAGCGGCCAGATCCCACGGCACGACGGGCACCCGGCGAACAGGCTCCGACGGTGCAGGGGCAATGCCTGGGTTAACCGATTCGGCGATCAGCGCGTCGACGGTTGTGCCCAGCGCTTTGGCCAGGTAGTACGCAGACATCACGCTTGGCGTGCTGTCCTCTTTTTCTACGGCTGACAACGAGCTGGGGTACAGCGTGTTTTGCGCCTCGTCGCAGAGCCGTTGCAGCGACCAGCCGCGTGCGCTGCGCCGGCGCAGAATCGCCGGCCCGATGGAAAAGGTCTCTTTCATGGTGGCCTCTCTCAGTCCTTTGCCTATTGTCCGTCGGGAATAGTTAAAAACTCCATTCTCTTGACAGCAATTGTCTTGCCTATTACGTTCGGTTTACCGAAAATGTGGGCATAACAACATACAGACCCGCAACAAGAGAGAAAGTGCTATGGAACAGCAAAACGAGCGTGACCTAATTTTGCAGTACACCAACCAATGGTTTCGAAACTCCGAGTGGTCCATGGAGCGTTTCGGGCTGGAACGGTTGGCCCCCGCCCTTACCGCCTGCGAGCTGATCGAGCCGCTGGCCGAGCCTGAAACCGGTGACGAGTACCTGAAAAGCCGTCGCGCCTGGGGTCAGCGAATCAACAGAATTTTCAACGGTAGCCAGCCGTTCCCACTCGAGTGGCGAAAGGTGTGGCTGCAGTGCATGCCGGAGGAGTACAGCCGGCCCGCTTGGCGTGAATGCCTTGCGCTGTTCGACGTGGTCGATCTGCGCGTTCCTAAATTTTCCCCTAACCCCGTTCCTGCTGTTCCGTCTCGCCTGGGTGAAGTAACCCGCGAGTTCGGCGAGTTCCTGTCTGCCAGTGGTCCGGCCCATAACGGCCGTTACGATCGCGGCGACGATCCGAGCGCCGTCGACAAAATGCTGACCGAGGGCACCGACGCGGTGCTGGCGATCATCAGCGAACTGGTGGCGATCGCCGCCGGTACCGGCCGCGTCATTCCCGCCCTGCAGGGTCTGGTTGACCAGACCGCCGGGGGTGCCCAATGAGCGACCAGGTCAGAGAAGCTGCCGAACTGGCCTGGCAAAAGCTGGCGTCTGCCCGCGTTGCCCATGCTCGCGCCGTGCCGGTCCTGATGGAGGAGGCGTTCGAGATCCTGTCTGCTGCGCTTGGTAAGGATCGGGAGGCCAGCCAGTGAAAAAGCTACGGTTTCGGGCGCTTGCGGCCGCTGCGGTTGCGCTGTGCTTGCTGGTGGTTCCGTTCCTGATACTGGCGGCGAGCCTAGTGGAAGCCGCCAAAACGGCCTCTCGTGATTTCCGCTGGGAGTGCGGGCAGGGGTGGTCCGCCCTCACCGCCACGCTAGCAGTTCTCTGGAAAGCCTTTCGCAAAGGTGAGCCCGTATGACCGACCAGCCGGAAAGCAAAGAAGAACGCGCCCGCCGCAAGGCTCGCGAGCGCCAGGCCCGCAAGCGGCTCAAGGATGCCGCTGCAGCTGCTCGAGCGCAGGCCCGCGAGGTGAAGTTCGATGCCTACAAGTCGACGCAGGAAAGCCTCGAGCTGATCTGCCAGCTGGGCGGGTTCGAGGAGGAGGCCGAGGCGCTGACGCTGATCATTCATAACGTCGCCGAGCTGGCCAAGCGTGATCGTCACGCTTTCGACTTGCTGACACGCATCCCGTCACGGTCGAGCGCCCCCGATGCCTGATGTCTGCGATCGCATAACTGATATGCAGCTCGACCTGGTCGCGGCGTTCATGGATCGCCGCGCCCGGGCTGGGGTGGTTGCTGCCCATGCTGCTGCCGATTGCATTGCATGCGGCCTGCCGATCCGCGAGGACCGTCTGCAGGCTGCGCCGCTGGCATGCCGCTGCACGCGCTGCCAGGACCGACACGAACGCCAGGAGGCCGCCCGATGGGCACGCTGACACTAGCCCGCACACGCTGCCGGCAACCGTGGATCCCGCCGTCGCGGGAGTATTACGTGGTAGAGGAAGAGCTGCAGGCGTCGGCCGCCTACCTGGCGAAGCGCAAGCCGATCGCGTCGGTGACGGCGCAGGATCGGCTGGTCATGCGCGACCTGGTGCTGGGCGCATTCCTCGGCCCGCAGAACTATCGCGAGGACGATGGCAGCTATGTGGCGCCGTACACCGCCGAGAACACCCGCGACCGCCGGCCGCTCGACCTTTCAGATGACGAACTCAGACAGCGCGGAGCGGCTGATATGAATCGGTATAAGACTCGCGTTCATGCTGCCGAGACCCGCGCAAAGAAAAAGCCCAGCGTGCCGCTTGGGCCGCTTGCCTTCCAGGATGCGCACATCATCCGCGCTGTCAGCAAGCTGCAGCCGGAACACCTGCACTGGATCCGCTACGCCTACGCCGACTCCACCGATTGGGACGATGAATCGGGCGCTGTGGTCGCGCTGTGGGAGGCATACGTGCCGACGCTGGGCAAGGTCCAGGCCAAGACGCTGAAAGCGGCACAGGGGCTCGCGCACCTGGCCGTGCAGAACGCCAAGCGATTCATCAACAGCGGCAAGGATCTGCATCACCCCTACCGGCTGCGCGAGCTGCTGGGGGTGAGCGAGGCGAATTGGGACAAGCATTGGGCGCCGCGCTGGCGTGCGATGAATGAGCAGGTATACGCGATGGACCGTGCCGCCCTTGGCTCCCTGTGCCGTCGGTTGAAGGGGTATCAGATGGTTCTGACGGACAGGGGGTTGTGATGACTGAGAATCAACGGGCGCTGAGCGTGGTCAAGACGCAGATCGGCCTCCTCGAGGGGCTGCTCGATCGCCGGCCGCCGATGGTGTCGATGGTATTTCCCCCGGGCTGGCGGCTTGATCTGCCATGGTCGAGGGTCAGCCCCATGTTCAACCAGTGGCTTGAGGAGCTGCAGACGCAAGCTGTGGTGCTCGAGAGTCAGCAGCAGGAGCGCACGGCGTGAATCCGATGCAGGAAATAGTCGAGCTGAAAAAGGCTTTGAGCAAGGTCCAGTCGCATGCTGCTACCGCCTGGAATCGCGGCCACACAGCCGGCCTGGCAGCAGCCGGGCAAAGCGTACGCGAGGCAGTTGACGCAATGGATCAAGCGCGACAGGTAACGCTCGACGAAAACGCCAGGTTCACCGATCTGTTGGAGGCTGCCGAGGCTGAGCGCGACGCCTTCCGTGCTGTGCTGGAAGGGCTCGGCATGGTCGGCCTCGAATTGATCGCTAAGGACTCTCCTGAGCGCGCCAGGCTGACCGGCGAAACGCTGCGCAAGGTATCGGCTGGCGTCAGGGAGCAGCGTGATCAGCTCCTCGCAGCCATCAGCTCGGCTGAATCAGTATTTGTAAACATGAAGCGCGGCACGATACCGACGCTCAGTGTTCGCTGCATGGTGGATTTGCACGGGGAGGTCGTTAATGGTGAAGAGGCCCAGCTGTTGGAGATAGCACAGCTCCGAACCGAGATCGAGGCGCTGCGCGAGAAGGCAGAAAAGTTCGCGATCATCGAGAGATGCATGGAGCAGCTCCAATGTGACGAGCGCGAAGGTGGAATCGTGACCGCCTGCACCTTGCTGCTGATCGGTAGCGCCCACCAGATGAATGCGGCTCGTGCTGTCGTCACTCAGGAAGGCGTAACCATTTCCGGCGAGGTGGTAGGGGATTGGCGCGTCACTATAGAGCGCACAGCGAAGCCGAAGAACCAGCCATGATCGCCTGCTCGCAGTGCGGCACGGCGCCAGAGCGCCGGCTGGATCCGCAGACGGACCGGCGCATGTATTCGTGCCCGGGCTGTCGTCACCATGGCGAAGCGACGCTCGACGAAAAGCTGGCCGTCGCGTCGTGGCGCCAGATCAACGACCCGGACCTGCCGCCGCATGACTGCAAGTCGGCCCGCCCTCCTCGCTTTTTCATGCGCGCCGGAGCCTGGGGCGCTCGCTGCCCGGGCTGCGGTGTCGAGGTGGCCGGATTCGGCAGCATTGGCGGGGCGCGTGCTGGCTGGGCGCGGTCAATGCGCTGAGACAAAAGAACAAAAGAACAAAAGCGGAAAACAATGAAAGCGAAAAAGCGGAAAAAAGGTATTGCGGAAAAGTCCGGATGAATGTCTAATGTTTGCTCTAATGCCATATTTCCAACCAAAGCCCGCCAAGTGCGGGCTTTGTCGTTTCTGGCGTTTGCCGGGAGGCCACCATGTGGCTCTCCAAACCTGCGGCGCTGCCGCCCTTCTCTCTTAGTCCTGCCGGTCCATCGTCAGGGCTTTTCGCCTCGCATTCGTGCGGGGCTTTTTTATTCCCGGAGTTTGCCAATGGGCACGACAACCTCGACAGCCGCGCCCGCGCTTGCCGGCGAGGTGATCAAGCTCGCGCCGATTGGCGGCTCGCTAGTTGTTTACGGCTGGACCCTGCAGGAGTGGACGATCCTTTTCGGCTGCTTGTATGCCGCCGGCCTGCTGGTCGACCTGGTAGTGCGCCGATGGCTGGTGCCGTTCGTGCGGCACATTCTGGCGCGCCGTGCTGCTCGCCGCGCTGAAAGCGGGTCGCAGTCGTGAAGCTGGTCAAGCGCGTGACGGTGGCTGTCGCCAGCTGCCTGGCGGGCTTCGGTTTCTACGCTGGAACCCAGCCGCTGCCCGATGCGGTCGAGCGTGCCGCGATCACCGCCGGCCTGATGGTGCTGACGCCGGAAATGGAGGGCACGCGCTTCGAGGCGTACCCCGACACCGGCGGCGTCTGGACGATCTGCACTGGCCACACGAAAGGCGTTCGCCGTGGCGATCGAGCGAGCGAGGAGGAGTGCGCGGCGTATCTGCGCGCGGATCTCGGCGCCTCGGTCGACTTTGTGATGGCACGCGCCGCGAAGCCGGTGCCGCTGCTGTGCAAGGTGGCGATCGCCGATATGGCCTACAACGTCGGCCCGACTGCGCTGGGCCGATCGACACTGCTGCGCCTGGCCAATGCCGGCGAGATCGGCCCTGCTGCCGACCAGTTCATGCGCTGGCGATACGTCGGCGGGCTGGACTGCGCGAAACCTTCCAGCAACTGCGGGGGCATCATGCGCCGCCGCGAGATCCAGAGGGCGTTATGCCTGGCTCAATTCTGAACCGACTTTACGGATGGCTGGCGATCGCCGCTGTCTGCGCGCTGCTGTGGGCGCATGGCTGGCTCGCCGGCGTGAATCACGAGCAGGACCAGGCGCGATTGCTCGAGCACGAGCAGCTGCGCCAGGCATTCGAGCAGGGGCAGCAGCTCGGCACGGTGCGCGATCGGGTGGTGACGGAATACGTCGACCGAGTTCAGGTGATCGAGAAGCGCGGCCAGACGATCGTTAAAGAGGTGCCGGTTTATGTTTCCGAGGAATCTGATCGCGCTTGCACTGTGCCTGCTGGCTTTGTCCGGCTGCACGACGCAGCCGCCGAGGGTGTGCCCATCGCTCCAAGTGCCGGCCCTCCTGATGCAGCCGCCTCGGGAATTGCACTCTCTGCCGTCGCCGGCACCGTCGCCGGCAACTACACCGCATGCCACGCCAACGCCGAGCAGCTCGAGCAGCTGCAGCGGCTGTTGAGCGAGTACGAAAAGCACATGGACAGCAGGTAGCGCAATGCACGCATACGTCGGAAGAAAAGTGCTCGTCACGACTGACAATTGGTTCATTGCTCCGAATGGCAGGCAGTACAGAGCCGCCTTCGGAACGGTGAAAGGTGTCCACGACGATCAAAGCGTCCTGGGCATCAAAACCAACGCGCGTTCAACCAACTGGTATTTGGAGATCGGCAATTTGTTCATTGCTGGTTGCCAAATTCATTACGCCGTTGCGACGGAGAGCTGCGAGCTTGACCAAGTCCACGACGACTATGTCGAGGGCGCCAAGGTCGAGCGTTTCCTAGCACCTAGCCGCATATATAACGCAGACGAGGGGTGCCAGTGAGCGCCGACGACTTCGAGGGCTTCTAGCTCACTGCGACAGTGTTGCGGCCATCAGTTGGGTTTTCGATCGCGGCCGTTATAACCCTTGGGGTAGCACTCCAATTTCACCCGTTCAAAGGCGGCACCCATGACACCAGCAGAGCACCAGGGCGAGACCAAGATTGCAAACCTTGGACTCACAGCACCGCGCATCACCGCGCAGGAAATTGACGCACTGATGAAGGACGTCACTTACCACCATCACCTGATTCCGGGCACCACGACGATTCTGGCGACCGCA